CAGGCTAGGCCTTTTAATATACTCTACGATACCCTACCTCCAAGAGGTCAGAAGATGTACGATACGGTTGCTGGTGGCTTGGGTGTTTTTGCTGACCCTATGCTCGCTATACCTGGCGGATTAAGTATAAGAACAATAGCTAAACTAAGAAAGTTAGAAAAGAAGTTTAATCGTGAGCAAATAGCAGCACAAAGTCCTGATCCAGTTGAAAGAGCTGCAGCTCAAAAATCAATTGAACGCATCAAAAAAGAAAGAGATAAAATCATAAAAGATGACTAATCCTAATTTTTCGCATTTATCTGATTCAGAAATACGCGAAACTCTTATGTTACAAGAGCGTTTAGCTTTAATAGAACAACAAAAAGAGTGCCAAAGTTCTTTTTTAGAATTTATTAATTACATGTGGCCAGAGTTTATTTGTGGCCGTCATCACAAGATCTTTGCCCAGAAGCTAGAAGAAGTAGCAGAAGGTAAGTGCAAACGGTTAATTATTAACATGCCTCCAAGACATACTAAATCTGAGTTTTGCTCTACTTACTTTCCTGCTTGGATTATGGGTAAGCAACCAAATCGTAAGATCATGCAAACTACCCATACAGGAGAGCTAGCGGTACGTTTTGGCCGTAAGGTTAGAAACATGATGGATACCGAAGAATACAAAAAAATATTTAGCAAAGTAGAACTACAAGCTGATTCAAAGTCTGCTGGTCGTTGGGAAACTAACAAAGGTGGTGAATACTTTGCTGCTGGTGTAGGCGGAGCTATAACAGGTCGTGGTGCGGATTTACTTATAATTGACGATCCACACTCAGAACAAGACGCACTTAGCCCTACCGCTATGGAAGCATGTTGGGAGTGGTACACCTCTGGTCCTAGACAGCGTTTACAACCAGGCGGAGCTATTATTTTAGTTATGACTAGGTGGAGTTCACTAGATTTAACTGAAAGGCTACTAGAAGCCCAGAAAGAAGAACTAGCTGACCAGTGGGATATTGTAGAGTTTCCAGCTATTTTTGAAGACTCTGGTAATCCTTTGTGGCCTGAGTTCTGGGATATAGAAGAACTTAATAAAGTAAAGGCTTCTTTGCCTACCCAAAAATGGAACGCCCAGTGGATGCAAACACCAACCGCAGAAGAAGGCTCGATTATTAAGCGTGAGTGGTGGAACGTGTGGGAACATGATTCCTTGCCACCTGTAAAATATATTATTCAAAGTTACGATACCGCCTACAGTAAAAAGCAAAATAGTGACTACTCTGCTATCTCTACTTGGGGTGTGTTTAACCCAACACCTGATGATCCAGATTCTATTATTTTACTAGATGCTCAAAAAGGTAGATGGGACTTTCCAGAACTAAAGCGTATAGCCTACGAAGAATATAAATACTGGGATCCTGATATGACCTTGATTGAAGCCAAGGCATCTGGTACACCACTTACACATGAACTGCGTAGATTAGGCATACCTGTCGTTAATTACTCTCCCACTAGAGGTCACGATAAATCCACCCGTATGCACTCTGTCGCCCCTATCTTTGAATCTGATCTAGTCTGGGCACCACAAAAGAAATTTGCAGAAGATATGATAGAGGAGTGTGCAGCATTTCCTTTTGGTAAAAATGATGATTTATGTGATACTATGACTCAAGCCCTAATGCGTTTTAGGGAAGGTGGTTTAGTTTCGTTACATGATGATTATATGGACGAGCAAAAAACCCTAGTTAAGAGGGCATATTATTAATGGCAATAGAAAAACAACCAAGTAACGTACCTACATCTGAAAACACGCTAGAAGGTACCGAAGATATGCAAGTCGCTATTGAAGCGATTGAAGAGGCAGGCCAAGACGATTTTGAATTACAAGAGGACGGTAGTGCAGTCCTTGGTCCAGAAGATGATGTGGTAATAGATACAGGCTTTGATAGTAATCTAGCTGAATCTTTAGACGATAATACCCTAAACACCATATCTATAGAACTAATAGCTGGTATAGAAAAAGATAAAACTAGCAGAGAGGACTGGGAAAAAACCTATACAGACGGCCTTAAATATTTAGGTATGAAGTTTGATCAAGAAAGATCAGAGCCTTTTGAAGGTGCTTCAGGTGTCATACATCCATTACTAGGAGAAGCAGTCACTAATTTTCAAGCCCAAGCATACAAAGAGCTGTTACCAGCTAACGGACCTGTAAAAACACAAGTAGTTGGCAAATATGATGCGGTAGTTGAAGAACAAGCACAAAGAGTATCTGATTTTATGAACTATCAGATAGTGCATGTAATGGAAGAGTTTGATGAAGAGCTAGACCAAATGCTATTTTATCTGCCTTTAGCTGGATCTGCGTTCAAAAAAATATATTATGACGAATCATTAGGCCGTGCAGTATCAAAATTTATTGCACCAGAAGATTTAATCGTGCCTTACTTCTCAACTGACCTAGAATCTTGTCCCAGAATCACAAATGTGGTCAAAATGCCTGAAAATGAGGTCAAAAAGATGCAAGCTTTAGGGTTTTACCGCAAAATTGAGGTTGGAGCCTACGATAACGAGGAATATAGCCAAGTAAAAGAAGAAATAGACGAGCTTTCAGGTCTAGAACCCTCTTATGATATGGGTGAAGTATCGGTTTTATACGAAGTCCACTGTAATTTAGATATAGATGGCTTTGAAGATATGGACGAAACGGGTCAAATGACAGGTGTAAAGCTACCCTATATCGTAACTATTGATGCAAATACCAGTAATATTCTTAGTATTTACCGTAATTATGCTGAAGATGACCCTATGCGTAAAAAAATAGAGTATTTTGTGCATTTTAAGTTCCTGCCTGGTCTAGGATTCTATGGTTTTGGTCTAACGCACATGATTGGAGGCCTTTCAAAGGCTTCTACCAGTATTTTAAGACAGTTAATAGATGCTGGTACCCTTGCAAACCTACCTGCAGGCTTTAAAACGCGTGGTATTAGGATTCGTGATGAAGATACACCCATACAACCAGGCGAGTTCAGAGATGTTGATGCTCCAGGCGGTTCCTTACGTGAATCTATCCAACCGTTACCCTTTAAAGAGCCAAGCGGTACTTTATTGAACTTATTGGGCATATTAGTAAATGCAGGACAAAGATTTGCTTCTATTGCTGAGATAAATGTAGGGCAAGGTAATCCAAATGCACCTGTAGGTACAACACTTGCTTTATTGGAAAGATCAACCAAGGTATTATCTGCTATACACAAAAGACTACATAACTCACAAAAGAAAGAGTTTCGTATCTTAGCTAACGTATTTAAAGAATATTTACCACAAGAATATCCATATAACGTGGCAAACGCTAACAATAGTATTAAATTAACTGATTTTGACGATAGAGTAGACATATTCCCTATCTCTAACCCAGATATCTTTAGTCAATCGCAACGTATAGCTATGGCTCAAGAAATGATGCAGTTAGTACAATCTAATCCAGAAGTACACGGTAAATCAGGTATTTATGAGTCTTACAAGCGTATGTATTCTGCTATAGGAGTCGATAACGTAGAACAAATATTAGCTCCACCCCCTCAAACAGAACCAAAACCTGTAGAAGCTGGCTTTGAAAATAATCAGTTGTTATTAGGTAACCCTGCTAAGGCGTTCCCTGAGCAAAACCATGATGCACATATAGCAACGCACATGAGCCTACTTAATACACCACCCGTACAAATGAACGCACAAGTGCAAGCATTAGTACATGCACATATTATGGAACATTTACAAATGAAAGCAGATATCTTGGCACAACAACAGATGCCACCAGAAGCTTTACAGCAGTTCCAACAACTGCAACAACAAGCACAGCAAGTTAGTCCTGCAGAACAAGGTGCTTTGATGCAACAAGCAAATAACATTTTGGCACAGTTCTCAGCACCTATCATGTCAGAATTAATTGCTGATTACACAGCTAGAATATCAAAACCAGAGGATGAAGATCCGTTAGTTGCAATCAGAAAACAAGAACTTGCTTTAAAAGGCCAAGAGTTAGCAATTGAACAACAACAGTTCAACGCACAAGAAAGACGTAAAGAACAAGACGCTGCAAGAAGGGCTACGATTGATAGAGAACGTATCCAAACCTCTGAAGACATAGCAGAAATGCGTGACGATACGGCTAGAGCTAGACTAGATCAACAGCGTATGTTGAAAAACTTAGATATCATGAATCGTAATTAATTCTTGCAAAATTAAATTTATCTATACATAATAGCAAACATGGTTAAACGAACAGAAATAAATCAACAAAAAACACCTACTGTAATGAAAAACAAAAATCCTTACAGTAACAAAGGAAGCGTATCGCTAAAAACTAACCAAGGAACTTTTGATACCAATACAACA